TATTCCCATAGGAGACCAATTAAAAGAGACGATTTTTATAGCGATTTACGAGCGATTTATAGAGCGATTTTGGCAAATATATTTTGCGAGCGATACGAGCGTTAAGAGTTATAATACAGCTTAGAGAGTTGTAAGCGATACGAGCGATAAGATTTTAGTACAGTATAATACTGTAAGCGTTACGAGCGATAAGTTTTAGTACAGTTTTGACTGTAAGCGTTACGAGCGATTTAAACAATTTTTCCAAGCACTTTGATTTCAACTTTAGTGATGTCTTGGGCACAACGAGTTGAAGAAGATTTGGGAGTTCCTTGTGAACTCAATCTTCATATTTATGGTCAACCAGTGACCTATAGCAAAAACACAGAGATTTTTGTTTCCCAAGCAAACAATGATGACACATCCTCTGGATCAAATCAACGACTAATACCAGAAAGTTCTTTGATATCAAAGATGTTGTCAAATTTGGATTATCAAGATATATTGACCATTATAAAGCCAATCAACACGATTTCTGGCTTAGTCAATATTGTGAGAGCTGATTCACTGACTCTCGCTGCATCTCACGCCATAGCCCTTCTTGAATGTCACAATTTTTATTGGGCTATGGATGAAGGCATATTATGTGTTTGTGTGGATGTGTTAAAGACCCTCTTGCTAAAGGTTAAGGATCTACCAAGTATTCTTTCCTCTGCCGATCCCTCGTTACTACAGTCAGGATTGGAAGGAGAGATGGAATCACAAAGTATTGAGATCACTGATGAGGGTTTGTTGGCAACAGCACGCAAATTTCTACAGACCTGTGGAATTTCTACAGATGTGATCTCAAATCTGATGCCATTGGCTGCTATCGCCACTGTGGCGATTGCTGCTATAGCAATTATGGGTGCTGGCAAAATGTTCAATGGAGTTATCATGGCTGGAGCCATGACCAGTGTTATACACACTTATGCTGTCAGCTTGCGAGATTGGAAAACGATTTTTGAGTCTGTCAAAACAATGTGGGAGTTTCTAGCTAGTGGGTTAGGTCGATTTCTAGGCTTCACTTACACTGACTCAAAACAAGAAAACAGGAACCAACTAATAACTAGACTAGACGAGCTAGTAGAAGAAATTCGCACTTTAGAACAAGACATGAAGATCAAGTTTCATGAGGTAACTAGCACTCCAGGTTTCTTTGAGTCACTGAAGAAGAAAGTTGATGTATTTGACAGACTGCTTACTGATGTGTTAAGATCAACAGATAATCTTGCGAGTTTTAAACTCAAGATAGATGATCTGAGAGAGAGAATCGACAAACTGATGTCGATTTATCATGGAATGCAAGCTTCTATATGTGGGAAGCAACAACCTACTGTCATTTACCTTTTTGGTAAAGCTGGCGTAGGGAAGTCCCTACTAGTATCACAGATTATTGATATCTTGAGTGAGAAAGAGGGACGAATGTTGACATCTTACACGAGAGGTACTGGTGATGAATATTGGTCAGGATATTTTGGACAGAATATCGTTATTTATGATGATTTCTATTCAAATAAACTTGAGATTGATCTGAATGAGATGATATCAGTCTACTCTCCTAACAGTTACCTCCTTAACATGGCAGCGCTGCCTCAAAAAGGTTCGCATTTCACATCACGCTATGTTATCATTTGTTCGAATGTTGGTTATATAAAACGAGCTGAAAGAATGACAAATTGTGAGGCACTTGCTAGAAGACGTGATTTTGTTTATGAGGTCTTCAATTCTTCTCCACGTGGTTGTGACGATTTAGATAGGATCAAAGCTGGCCTTAACTTTGTCTCCAAGTGCAGAGAGAATGAAGGTGAAGAATTCGAGAGATTTGTTGAAGAAAAATTGACAATCGAGGATTTGGATGCCATGGTCACGAAGATGCATGAACACCAGACCAAGAGGAATGTTGAACATGTGAGAGAAGTTAAAAGACGAATCGAGAGATTCACGATGCAACATCAAGGGATCAATGATCCAGCAGTTTCAGCTCTTGAGATCAAGAAGAAGAAATCTGTCCTAATCATAGGACCTCCTGGTTGTGGTAAAACAACCATAGCCAGGAAGTATAGAAACGATGACACTCAAGATGATTTTGTTCTAAACGATCCAGAAAAACATCTTGAAAATGTTATGAGAACATATGATCAAGGTGGGGATGGCATAGTTTTGACGACCAACCCCGAACGATGGAATGAATTTTTAGAAACATTGTCCACAGAAAAACGAGATGCTTTTGTGCGTCGTCTTGTCATGATATATGCAGATTTTTCCTATTACCGTGACATATCCCGAATGTGGACACGGAAATATTACACCCACCAGGATGTGGAGGATAATCCACAAGATTACAACAAGATGGTTGTGTGGACAGTGAACAATGCTCCACAGAACTTTGAAAATATTCAGGATATTATAGATACTCAGATGAAGATCATTGTGAATGAAACTTTGACATATGATGATGTACCACGCATGGCAATCGATGATTCTTTTAAAGAGAACATTGTGACTTTTGATGTTGACATCCATGATGCTGACATGATTGATCATAAACGTATCAGTTTCATGAAGAGCAAATACAATACGCTCTCACTAATAACACATCTTGGACCCGTTGTGACTGCTTTTCGCAAGCACTATGTGCCACAAGAGACACTTGAGAAAGCCTTGCGGAGCTTGAATGCATTGCGTATAAAGTTGGCCTTTAAGA